TCAGTTGTACTTGGACAAGTATATGTTGGTTCTGGATATAGATCATTTGCTGGTGCATTGAATAGAATTTTTGATACTATTGAAGTTGAAGTTGTTGACAAATGATTAAGACTACACCTGATAATGTGAAAGAAGCAAACGAAGCTCTCTTTCATGCTACAATGAACTTGCCTGCTGCCGCCAAGCACTGCGGTATGACAGAGCGTGAAATGAAACACATCTTTCGTGAATACCTAAAGTACCATGCCCCAGACTTTGAAATCCCTGAAAACACCTTTAAGATATCCCGGGGGTAAGAGTCGTGCCCTGAGTAAACTCTTTCAGTACATTCCTGACCTAAAAAATTATACTGAGTATCGTGAACCATTTGTTGGTGGTGGTTCTGTGGCATTAGAAATTGGTAAACGATATCCACACCTAGATATTTGGGTGAATGATCTTTATGGACCACTCTATAATTTCTGGAGAGTTCTTCAGGATCAAAGTGATGAGCTTCATTGTGAGTTAGTGCAACTAAAGACTAACCATCCAGATCAAGCATCAGCAAAAACTTTATTCTTAGATTCTAAGGAACAACTAAATGATGATTCTACGTCCGATGTATATCGTGCTGTGTGCTTTTACATTGTTAATAAGTGCTCTTTTTCTGGTCTCACAGAATCCAGCTCCTTCAGCAAGTCAGCGTCAGATAGCAATTTCTCGATGCGAGGCATTGATAAACTCCCTGAATATTCAAGAATGATTTCTAAGTGGAAGATCACTAATCTATCATATGAAAAACTCTTTAGCGACAGCAAGTCAACCTTCGTCTATCTCGATCCCCCCTATGAGATCGGATCAAATCTATATGGTAAGCGTGGAAACATGCACAAAGGATTTGACCACGATCAGTTTGCTAGGGATTGTGATCGTTTTATCTCTCCTCAACTTGTATCGTACAACTCGTCCCAGATAATTCGAGACCGCTTCAAGAAGGGGTGGACAGTTGCTGAATTTGCACACACTTACACCATGAGGAGCGTGGGGTGCTATAATACAGATCAAGCAAAGAGGAAGGAGTTAGTCCTTTTAAATTATGAAGTGTGAAGTCAAACTCTACGTTGCTGGTAAGGTCTTCACCGAGGAAGTCCATGCTCGTAACTATCAGGAAGCACGTGAGGTTGCCCTGGCACGTAACCCCAATGCTAAAGTCATGGGTGTCAACGCTAAGTTATGATGTGGAGACTGTGGGCGAAAGCACTTGGTCAGAAAGAGGGTAGAGACGAGAAAGAAGCAGATAAGATTGCTATCATCAGAAGTCTTATTATGCTTCAGTTGGTTCTGACTAACCTGTTTATTATATCGGGAAACATTTTATTATTTTACATACATTTTAATGGCGGAACTCAAGGACTACCTGTACAGCATCAACCAATCCAAAAAGAATATTGTCAAGGATGACACAGAGGCGGAGAAAAAATATCCGCCTTTTATTGTAAACAAATGCCTGTCATCTTTCATCGATAGTATTCTCTATGCCAATGAGATGAATAAGAACCCTCATCTAGACAAGAGATTACAATATGACTTTTTTATAAATAGTGTGAAGCCACGGAAACGTTTCACTCCTTGGTTACGTAAAGAAACTCTTGAGGAGTTGGAACTTGTAAAGCAATATTATGGTTATAGTCATAATAAAGCATTAGAAGCTTTGAACGTTCTTACTAAAGAGGAACTTAATTCCATAAGAAAATCATTGAATATAGGCGGCATGAAATGAATACAGATATTGAAGTAACTTGGCAACCCTTCGATATGGTGGAGGTTACCTTGGGACAACCCGATGATTTCCTTAAGGTGAGAGAAACCCTTACACGTATCGGTGTAGCATCCAGAAAAGAAAGGAAACTATATCAGTCTTGTCATATTTTACATAAGCAAGGTAGGTATTACATCGTCCACTTTAAAGAGTTGTTCGCTCTTGATGGAAAGAATACAAATCTTTCTTTGAATGATCTACAAAGACGTAACAGAATCCTCCAACTTCTTTCTGATTGGGGATTGGTTTCTGTTGTGGACTACGAAAAAATTACTGACGTTGCGCCACTAAATCAAATTAAAGTCTTGGCCTTCAAAGAGAAGGATGAATGGACACTTGAAAGTAAATACAATATCGGTCGTAAGAATATTGAAGTATAATCCGAATTCAAAGGTAGGGTTTTACCACTCTACCTTTTTTGTGTCTTGGTTAAATAGTATTGGATGCCTTCGGGGTCCATACAAAAAATCTCGCTTATTAAGGAGAATACCATGACAAACACTTGGGATCTATACCTACCCCACGCGGTGGGTTTGAATGACATGTTTCATCGACTCGACTCGATGTCTGCTCATAATAAAAACTACCCCCCGTACAATTTAATCAAACATGACGCCAGTAATTACGAAGTTCAGCTCGCTCTTGCAGGATTTAAAGGAGAAGAGATTGAAGTTTCTACTGAATCAAACATTCTCAAAGCTGCCAGCAAAACTTCAAGAAAAGATTCTGATACAGAATATCTCCACAAAGGAGTATCACGAAGATCTTTCTGTAGCACTTGGCAACTCGGTGACGATGTTAGAGTTGTGGATGTAGACTTTACCGATGGTCTCCTCTGTATTTCTTTAGAGAAAGTTGTACCCAATCACCAAAAGAAGACAGTGTATAACATTGGGGAACAGGTCTCGGATAAGCAATTGCTGACAGAATAAATATTGTCACAGGGTTGCTTGCCAACTCTGTATTTTTTTGATATAATATGAAAAACCAAATTCTATTATGAGTTCGATTAATGTGGTCCATTTGGTTTCGGGAGAGCAGGTCATCACCAAACTCACTGAGTTGAGGGACAAAGATGGGGAACCTTTTTGTTTCTTATTTCAGATGCCTATGGTTTTGACTTTGGTTCCTGGACAAACAGAAGAAGAAACGTCAATCAATTATTTTCCTTGGAGTCCTTTTAGTTCTTCCAGGGAATTTAGAGTTGGGTTTGAAAAGATAATTAGTATAGCAGAACCAACAGCAAATGTTGCTGAAAGCTATATTGAGATAAATCAACCACTCTATCCTATCTTATCTCCAGAAGAGTTTGATAAATTTAAAAAAGCAAAAGGAGCAACTAAACAATGAGTGAAGAAACATCTACACTAAACCCATCAATCGTTGTATTGAAAACGGGTGAAAAACTAATCACTATTCTTCAAGAAGTTTTTGAAGGCGAAGGTGATGAGAGAAAAGGCGTCTGTCTTATGATGAACTATCCATATGAACTCTCACTAATTGAGGTTCCTAATGAAGATGATCCCGAGAAAGATCTTCAAGTAAAGTACAGTAAGTGGTGTCCTTATTCACTTGAGAGTTCCTATAGAATTCCTTATGATTGTGTTCTTACTATTGGAACTCCTGATCCTGGTTTGACAAAAGCATACATGACAAAGGTTGATGTTGTTAAGAGTGCTGAAACTCCTGAGACACAACCAGTTTCGGGATCTGATGATAGTCCTGACGGGCAGCAACAGCAGCAATTGGATGAAGAAGCAATCGAAGCAGCAGGAACACCGCCTGCTATTGATCCCGAGGTTGTATGATTAAACTAATCAAGTTTGATGGGCACTGGCTCGTGGCAGAAATTGAAGAAATTCCTGAGACTGAGTACGGTCAACCCGATTGTATGCTAAAATACCCTTGTGAGATTAATGGGGATGGGGCAGTGCCCTTTCCTCCTTACAGTGACGACAAAGAACTGACGGTTCGTTCAGAAAGCATTACTGTTATTGCTGAACCAAGCGACATGTTCATGTCCCTTTATTATGATCTGAAAGACAAAGAGACCGAATGAAGTTTTACACCAGTGTTCAGCAAGCAGGGAACACTATCCTAGTTCGTGGTTATGATCATGGTCAGCAGTTCAGTGATCGGGTAAAGTTCAACCCGACACTGTTTTTGCCTACCCAGAAACCTTCTGAGTGGAAGACACTCGATGGCAAAACTGTTCGTCCTGTTCTACAGGGAACGATCAAAGATGCACGTCAGTTTGTTGACACTCATAAGGAGATGGAAGACTTTCCTGTCTATGGTCAGACACGATACAACAACCAGTATATCCTTGAGGAGTATCCTTGGGATGAGATGAAGTTTGATATGAACCAGATTCGTATCTTCACCCTTGACATTGAGACTGGTGCTGAGAATGGTTTCCCTGACATCGAGACTGCCGACCAGGAGATCCTTCTAATCTCCTTGAAGGACTCTCACACTGGTCGTATCACTGTGTTCGGTGCTCGTCCTTACGAGAGCACAGACCCTGATGTGGACTACCTTGAGTTTAAGACTGAGGTAGGACTGCTGAAGGCATTTATTCACTTCTGGATTTCTAACTTCCCTGATGTAATCACAGGTTGGAATGTCCAGTTGTTTGATATGCCGTACATCATCAAACGTATTGAACGTGTGGTTGGTGAGAGAGAATCCAAGATGATTTCTCCATGGAAGAGTATTCTTTATCGTGAGATCTATATCAAAGGTCGTAAGCAAATTGCTTATGATATCTCAGGCATTGCTACACTAGACTATCTTGAATTGTATAAGAAATTTACGTATACGAACCAGGAATCTTATCGCTTAGATCACATTGCTTTTGTTGAACTGGGTGAGAAGAAATTAGATCACTCAGAATATGATACATTCAAAGAATTCTATGATAATGATTGGCAAAAGTTTGTAGAGTATAATATCATTGACGTTCGTTTGGTTGATAAACTAGATGATAAGATGAAACTTTTGGAACTTGCTATTACTATGGCATATGATGCCAAAGTTAACTTTGAGGATGTGTACTCACAGGTTCGTATGTGGGACAACATCATATACGTCTATCTGTCTAAACGTAATTTAGTAATCCCTCCTAAGCAAGAAAGCAGAAAAGATAATAAGTATGCTGGAGCATATGTCAAGGAACCTATTCCAGGAATTTATGACTGGGTTGTGTCTTTTGACCTTAACTCCCTGTATCCACACCTTATCATGCAGTACAATCTCTCGCCGGAGACATTGAAACCATCTAGACATCCTACAGTTACTATTGATAGGATGTTGAATAAAGAAGATGAACTGAATCTGGTTGGCGAAACTGTGTGTGCTAATGGTACATTGTACGATACTAATACGAGAGGGTTCTTGCCTGAGCTGATGGATAAGATCTATCAGGAACGTACTATCTACAAGAAACGTATGCTCAAGGCAAAGCAGGAGTATGAACAAACTCCTACTACTGATCTTAAGAAAGAGATCTCTCGCTGTAACAATATTCAGATGGCACGTAAGATCCAACTGAACTCTGCTTATGGTGCTATTGGTAACGAACACTTTAGATATTATCGTCTAGAGATTGCTGAGGCAATCACTATGTCTGGTCAGTTGTCTATCCGTTGGATTGGGGATAGGATGAATGCTTATCTAAATAAACTACTCTCCAGTAAAAACGTTGATTATGTCATTGCATCTGACACTGACTCAATGTATCTTAATCTTGGACCTCTTGTTGATAAATTTTTTGCTAATAAGTCTAGCGACAAAGCAGCAATTGTTACCATACTTGATAAGATCTGTGAGGATAAGTTGGAACCATTCATCGAATCCTCTTATCAAGAACTTGCGGACTACGTTTCGGCGTATGAACAAAAGATGAAGATGAAGCGTGAGAATATTGCTGACCGTGGCATCTGGACTGCCAAGAAGCGATACATTCTCAACGTATGGGACAGCGAAGGTGTTCGCTATGTTGAACCTAAGATGAAAATCTGTGGTATGGAAACTGCTAGGTCATCAACACCAGCATTCTTTAGGGACAAACTTCTTAAAGCATACGAAATTATTATCCATGAAGATAATGATGTGATGATCGAGTACATCAATAAAGTTAAAGAGGATACACGTAAAGAAGATTGTGTTAATATTGCTTTCCCTAGGGGTGTAAATGGTCTCAAAAAATATAAGTCTGTATCGGACATCTATTCAAAGGGTGCGCCTATTCATGTCCGAGGTTCATTACTGTATAATTACTATATCGGCCGTAATAAACTTACTCACAAGTACCCTCTTATCCAAGAAGGGGAGAAGATCAAGTTTCTCTACCTCAAAACACCAAATCCCATCCATGAAAATGTAATATCATTTTTCCAGAACTTACCACCCGAGTTTAATCTTGATAAGTATGTAGATTACAATAGACAATTCGAGAAATCATTCTTTGAACCGCTCAAGAATGTGCTAGAATGTATCGGTTGGAATTCTGAGCGGTCTGTTTCCCTTTTATCATTTTTCTAATTATGAGTTTTCTAAATTCTGTTATCAAGGACAGTAAGAATGAGTATGCTAGTCTTGTTAGCGACGGGGTTGCTGCTGGCGACATTGAATCTTTCGTTGATACTGGGAGTTACGTTGTTAATGCCCTGGTTAGTGGTTCGATTTTCGGAGGTTTTCCTTCCAATAAGATTACTGCCGTGGCAGGAGAATCGGGTACTGGTAAGACTTTCTTTTGCCTCTCTGTGGTTCGTAACTTCCTTAATATTGATCCTGACGCTGGAGTCATTTATTTTGAAACTGAGTCTGCCATTAGTAAGCAGATGATTGAGAGTCGTAACATTGACTCTAATCGTATGGTAATATTTCCAGTTAATACGATTGAGGAATTCCGTACACAATCAGTACGAATTGTGGATAAATATATGGAACAACCTGAAGACGAACGCAAACCACTGATGTTTGTGCTAGACTCTTTAGGTAACCTTGCCACCAACAAAGAAGTTCAAGACGCGTCGGACGACAAGAATGTTCGTGATATGACGAAAGCACAACTGGTTAAATCCGCCTTTCGTATCTTGACATTGAAGCTTGGCAAGGCTAATATACCAATGATCGTTACCAACCATACCTATGATGTCATCGGCTCTTATGTCCCTACAAAAGAAATGGGAGGAGGCAGCGGACTCAAGTATTCTGCTAGCACAATTGTTTATCTCGGAAAGAAAAAGGAGAAGGATGGAACGGATCTCATCGGAAACATTATCAAATGCGAGGCTAAGAAGTCTCGTTTGACACGTGAAGGTTCTAAGGTAGAGACTAGACTGTACTTTGACACTAGAGGTTTGGAGAGGCACTATGGATTGCTTGAGATTGGCGAGCGAGCAGGGTTGTGGAAAAATACTGCTGGCCGTTATGAGATTGGAGGAAAGAAGATCTACGCGAAAGCAATTCTTAAAGACCCAGAACAATACTTCACCCCTGAAGTCCTAGAGGCAATTGACGCTCAAGCACAGAAAGAATTCTTGTATGGTACAGATGACGACTGAAAAAATTGAACTATCGATCCTAAGGAATCTTCTGTTCAATGAACCGTTCTATCGTAAGGTAGTTCCTTTTATTAAACCAGAATATTTTGAAGATCATCACGAAAGGATAATCTATGAAGAAGTTTGGAACTTCGCTAGCAACTATGATACTGTCCCGACTTCGGAGGTTCTTATCATTAACCTCCAGGATCGTAAGGACATTACGGAGGAATCCTATTCGTTGGCGGCACAAACCCTCAAGTCCTTTGAAGACATCGCTGTTGAGCACAACTGGTTACTCGACACCACAGAGAAGTGGTGTAAAGACAGAGCAATCTATCTCGCCTTACTTGAATCGATCAAGATTGCTGATGGAGGTGAAGAGAAAGTATCAAAGGACGCGATTCCCTCAATACTACAGGAAGCTCTGGCTGTTTCGTTCGACGAGCATGTAGGGCATGACTATGTTGATAACGTTCAGGAACGTTATGACTACTATCATATGGAAGAATATAAAACTCCATTTGATATCGAGAAGTTTAACATTGTAACTAAAGGTGGACTCTCTAACAAGACATTGAATATTGCTCTCGCTGGTACTGGCGTTGGTAAGTCTTTGTTCATGTGTCACATGGCAGCAGCATCCCTACAGCAGGGAAAGAATGTTCTGTACATTACTATGGAGATGTCTGAAGAGAAGATCGCTGAACGTATTGATGCTAACCTACTAAATGTTAACATCAAAGATATTTCTGAAATTCCTGAGCAGATCTTTACTCAGCGTGTTCAAGAGATTGGTAGAAAAACTCAAGGTCGTTTGATCATCAAAGAGTATCCTACTGCCTCTGCTCACTCTGGTCACTTCAAAGGACTATTGAATGAATTGTCATTGAAGAAGTATTTCAAACCAGATATTATCTTTATTGACTATCTAAATATCTGTGCTTCGTCCAGATACAAAGGACATATTGTCAATAGTTACACCTATGTTAAAGCAATTGCAGAAGAACTTAGGGGTCTCGCTGTTGAAAACGACGTACCAGTCGTATCAGCAACTCAAACTACTAGGAGTGGTTTCGGTAACAGTGACGTTGATCTCACCGACACTTCTGAGTCCTTTGGTTTACCTGCCACAGCAGATTTTATGTTTGCTCTCATTAGTACCGAAGAGCTTGAACAGTCTGGTAGAATCATGGTTAAACAACTTAAGAATAGATACAACGACCTCACTTATTATAGACGTTTCACCGTGGGTATTGACAGACCGAAGATGAAGCTCTATAATGTTGAGGATTCATCCGCTGACAACATTCTCGATACAGATGATGATGACACGTTTGAAACATTTGAAGAAGAGTCTTCTAAACAAAACCGCCTAAATAAATTTTCCCAATTTGTAATATGACCGTTAACTTTAATCGCTACGAAGAGTTTGTTGATGCTGTAACGTCCGATGCTTCTAAAGATTTTGTCTCTCTTGCTGACCGTCTGGGTGAACTTGACAGAGAAGGTGCCAATATTGAACGTCTTACCACTGCTGGCGTTGGGCTTGCTGCTGAGTCTGGTGAGTTCCTTGAGATCGTTAAGAAGATGGTGTTTCAAGGAAAACCGTGGAACGAAGATAATCGTGAGCATCTTATCATTGAGTTGGGTGATATTATGTGGTACGTTGCTCAAGCAACAATGGCACTTGATATATCCTTCGATGAAGTAATCGAAACCAACGTCAAGAAACTTCAGAAGCGTTATCCTGGCGACGAGTTTGATGTACATCATTCAGAAGTTCGTGCTGATGACGATAGATAATGTTTAGTCTCTGGATCCATACGGTAGCATTTTTCCAGGTGGTTGTGGTAAATTGTATCCAACCAGTCAATTGGCAATATTGCTACCGTGTTGACCAGTGGCTCTTGCCAGAAGTTGAACAAGGATATAAATTATGGACAGGGCAGATAACCCCGTACCAAACTGAAAAGGATTATCTTAAGAACCTCCCCTCTA